AAAGATAAGACTACTGCTCGTTACTGGGCGTGTAGAGATTGGTAAAGGAGAGATATGCCAAAAGGTAAAAAAGGTTATTCTAAAAAACAAAAGAAGATTGCACGAGTTGCACCACCTAGAAATAAAATTACTGCTGCTGATTTTAGAAAGTTGAGAAAAAAATAATGGGAGCAGGAACAAAACATTATTTTAAGAGTGGCAAAGAGTACAAAGGTAAAGTACACAAAATGAATGGACAGATACACACAGGTGCAAAACATTCTAAATCATCTAAAGTTGTTGTACACTATGGTGGATTGTCTAAGACAGCAAAAGCTAAAGCTAGAAAGAACTGGAAATAATGGCTAAGATACCAGCAGGTGCTTTAAAATCTTTGCAAGACAAAGCAAAGTCTAGTGGTATATCTTTAGGTACACTAAAAAAAGTATATTCACGAGGTCAAGCAGCTTATATGAGTTCTGGATCAAGACCTAATGTATCTATGGCTCAATGGGCTATGGGCAGAGTAAACAGTTTTATTAAAGGTTCTAAAAAACACGATACTGATTTACGATAATGGCTAAAAGAACACAGCCTTATCGTTATGGAGTACCTGCTAAATATTTAGAAGGTTTATCTGATAAAGAAGCAAAGAAAAGAGCTTTAGAAATTTTAGCTACTGCAAAAAAATATAAAGAAGGCAAAAAAGTAAATATAAAAGCTGTAGAGAAATCAAGAAAAAATAAATAATGGCTGAACGCAAAACTTGTGCCAATCCTGGTTGTGAAAGAAAGTTCACAGCTAAACATAACAATAAAAAATATTGCACTGTTCAATGCAGTCGTAAAGCACAGCACAAGAGAAGTAAAGCTAAAAAACAAAAAGTATTTACTTCACAGATGACTGCTACTCGTGGTGAGTATTACGAAGATTATGTCAAGAATTTTGCACCAGAAGTACAAGAAGGTTTGATACAAAAACAAGTAGTAGCAGAACTCATAGGTGTTGATAAATCTTTAATTACAAAAATGCACGAAGCATATCTTATTGACAAAGATAATTTAGAAAAACAAAAAGATTGGACAACACCTGAAGAAGCAATAAAAG